GGCAAGTATTATGACAGGAGTAATTTGGACAGGAGAACCTGAAAGCTTTACTGACGTGTTATTATATGACAATCTTCATGTATTACTGTGGGTGGGTTGTATGTACTTTGCTCTTAGAGGCAATCGTGTGTGAAATATATAAAAGACATAAAAGATTTAAACAATGGTATGCAAAACTTAGATTAGAAGGCTGGGACATGTGGGATAGCTTTAGATGGGCGTTACATAATTCGGGAACTCATACTATTGATGGGAAAAATCTATAATCATTATTGAATTAAATATAACAGAACTTTGTGACATGAAATGTGCTTTTTGTCCAAGGAGTTCTGGTTATCCTAACTCAAATCTGAATATGTCTTTAGACACTTTAGATGTTATTATAGAACATGCAAAAGAAATGCAAAGTGTTACCTTTCATATATCAGGAAGGGGTGAACCAACACTACATCCAAACTTTTCCGATATACTTGACAGGCTTTCTACCTTTAAGGTAAAGCTTTCTACTAATGGAAATAGAGTAGACAAATACCTTGATAAAATAAATGAACTACACAAAGTGGACTATAGCATTTATGATGAGTCTAAACTGACACCACAAGAAGCTATAGATAAATATGATTTTCATATTGTAGACAAACGTACTAGTGCAAAAAATGTATATCATAATAGAGCTAGAGCAATCGAAAATGAACTAACACAATCTAATCCTAGACACCCTAAGTATGGACTGTTTTGTGAAAAGCCTTTTTACGTTGTGTACATAAACTATAATGGTGATTACAATCTGTGTTGTAATGAGTGGATTAATCCAACTGTGTTAGAGAATGTTCATACACAAACAATAAAAGAATACTTGTCTGATAACGACATTTTGAAATCATTTCAAAAAGATTTACTAAAAGGAAAAAGAGAAAGATCTCCATGCAAAGAATGTAATAGACAAATGCATCCAAAGGCTGTTGACTTTCTAGATAAACTATATTATAATAGCTGAGTCTAAGTTTGAAAGAAATTGAAATGAGTATTTTGACTAATAAATTTAGTGTCGGTGAAAATAGTACAATAGATCCTAGTGCTAAAATAAAATGTGATGTGTTTAGCATTGGTAGTAATTGTTATATTGGACCCAATAGTGTTATAGAATGTAAAGAATTTTATGCAGGGGATTATTTTTTCGCACCACGTTTAGAGGTCGGTAGAGGTGGATGTAATGGTCCTAACAGCATTGTAAAAATTGGAAACAATGTAGGAATATTTGAAGATACTATTTTAAATCCATCAGAGTCGATTACTATAGGCGATAATTGTGGTATAGGTACTGAATGTATAATTTGGACGCATGGTGGATGGTTAGATGCTATGCAAGGGTATCCTGCACAGTTTGCGAGTGTTACTATAGGTCATGATGTGTGGCTTCCTGCTCGTTCTGTAGTCTTACCCAATGTTAATATTGGAAATCATGTTATTGTTAGCACTAACTCAGTTGTTCATCGTGATCTGCCTGAAGGTTGTCTAGCTGCAGGAGATCCTTGTAAACCAATTAAAGAAAACATTTTCCCACGTAAAGTGACAGAAAAAGATAAACATGATAATATTAAGCGGCTGTTTACTTATTGGAATGAGATATTGTTACCACACAAAGGCTATCATTCAATAAAGAATTATGATATTATTGGATGTAATATAGAATTAAACGACACTACAATTTTCGAATGTGATAATAAAAGAATTAATGGGAAGGTTGATGATATTGTCGAAGATTTACGTGACTTTTTAAGGCGTAATGGGATAAAGATATATACTGGTAAACCATTTAAATCATTGGGAAGTGAATATGAAAAGACTATTAAATCTAGATAAAGTTCTCTGTCTATCTCCGCATCCTGATGACGTTGAATATAGCATGGGTGGTACTATCGCATCTCACCAATCTACAAAATTTGATATCATAACATTATCGCAAGGTGGGGATTTTGACTTAGCTAATGATGTTAGAACAGACGAATTCAAAGCGTATTGGGCATTATATGATAACGCAATTGTCAGTGAAAAACACTTGGGCGGTCACATAAAAGATTTCAATGAAGATGCAATGGTAAACTTTATTGAGAACGCAGTAGACGTTTCTCAATATGATGCAATTTTTACACCGCCTAGCTTAGACTTTCATTTTGAACACAGATTAGTCAATAGTGCATCTAAGGCTGTTACAAGAACCTGTAAAGTTTCATTGATTGAATATATGACACCTAGTATCGATCATACATGGACACCAAACATATATGTTGAAATAGATGATGACACATTTAAAGAAAAACGAAATCATTTACAGCAAACATTTAAAACACAGGCAACACGTAAATATTTTAGTGACCAGTGCATTAATGACTTTCACAGCGACTTCTTTTCAAGTAAAAGAAAAAATGGTTGGGTCGAGAAATACAAAATAAGTTTTTTGTTTAACTAATTATTTGACTTTCTAGACAAAATGTAATATAATAGCTAAGTGTAAGTTTGGAGGATATATGAACTTTTATACTAGCGTTAATCGATACGGTAACTCTATCCTGTATCGTGGAGTGAATAACTACGGCAAAAGAATAGAGGCCAAGTATAAGTTCGAACCAAAACTGTATTTACCGTCTAAGAAGAGCACTGCTAAACATACAGCAATGGACGGTGTTCAGCTTGAAGAGATTAACTTCACTTCTATGTCTGAAACAAAAGACTTTCTACAAAGATATAAAGATGTGGATAACCTAGACGTGTACGGAAATCAGAACTTCGTACAGCAGTTTATCACAGATAAGTTTCCTTCAGAGATAAAGTTTGATCGAAGCAAGGTTGATGTGTGTAATATTGATATTGAGGTTGCTTCTGATGAGGGCTTCCCTTTTCCTGAAGACGCAGCACATCCTGTCATCTCTATAGCACTCAAGTCAAGCCTAAGTGAGGTGTATCATGTGTGGGGTCTTGATGAGTATGATGCAGAGAATGTATACAAAGACGATCTTATTGTGCAGTATCGTCAATGTAATAGCGAAACCGAACTACTTGCCAAGTTTGTAGAATGGTGGACTAGTAACTGTCCTGATGTGATCACAGGTTGGAACGTAAGACTATTTGATATTCCATATCTTGTTAATCGCATCAAGCGTATTGGATCTGAGGAAGCGGTCAAGCGGCTATCTCCATGGGGGCTAGTCTCTCAGCGTGAGTTACACATCAAGGGTAAACGTATGGATGCCTTTGAGATTACTGGCGTTCAGCAACTTGACTACTACGATCTGTTTCAGAAGTTTGGATACTCGTATGGAGCACAAGAGTCTTATAAGTTAGATCATATTGCCTATGTGGTGTTAGGTGAGCGAAAGCTATCCTATGAAGAACATGGCAACCTGTACACGTTGTACAAAGAAGATCATCAGAAGTTTATTGACTATAACATTCGTGACGTAGAACTTATTGAGCGACTAGAAGAAAAGATGGGTCTAATCACTCTTGCTGTGACTATGGCATATCGTGGTGGGGTGAACTACGGCGATACCTTTGGAACTACTGCTATATGGGATTCTATCATTTATCGTGAACTAAATGCCAAGGGTATTATTGTTCCACCAAACAGACAGAAAATGAAATCTTCGTACCCCGGGGGATACGTCAAAGATCCCTATGTTGGTGCTCATGATTGGGTAGTATCGTTTGACTTGAACAGTCTGTATCCTAACTTGATTGTACAATATAACATGTCACCTGAGACGCTGATAGGCGGTAAGACTTTTCCACATGGTGTTGACTACTATCTTGAAAAGGATTGTGATACTAAAGGTGTGTCTGTTGCTGCAAATGGTTCAGCATATACAAAAGAGTTCCAAGGCATCCTTCCAAAGATTATTGAGAACTACTATGAAGAGCGTAGTGTTATCAAGAAGTCTATGCTACTTGCTCAACAGGCATACGAAAAGAATAAGACTGTTGAATTAGAACGTGAGATCAATCAGCTAGAGAATAGACAAATGGCTATTAAGATCTTGCTAAACTCTTTGTATGGTGCGTTAGGTAATCAATACTTTCGTTACTTTGATATGCGTATTGCAGAAGGCATTACACTATCAGGTCAGTTGTCTATTCGTTGGGCAGAGAATGCTATCAACGATGAAATGAATAAACTCATGGACACGCTAGGTCAGGACTATGTTATCGCTATCGATACTGACTCGCTATACATTAACTTTGGTCCTTTGGTGGACAAACTAAACCCCAAAGATACTGTCAAGACATTAAGTAAAATCTGTGAAGAACACTTTGAGAAAGTTCTTGAGAAGTCCTATGATAAACTATTCAAGAAGATGAATGCCTACAAACCACGTATGGTTATGGCAAGAGAAGCTATTGCTGATCGTGGAATATGGACTGCCAAGAAACGGTATATCCTAAACGTTCACAATAACGAAGGGGTGCAGTACGCACAACCAAAGCTTAAGATGATGGGCATTGAGGCTATCAAGTCATCTACTCCTGAGGTTGTCCGTAATAAGTTCAAAGAGATCTTTCGTGTGATTATTGAAGGTACAGAGCAAGAGACGCAAAAGTTTATCTCAGAGTTTAAGGCTGAGTTCAAATCTTTACCACCTGAGGCAGTGGCATTCCCAAGAGGTGTAAGTGATGTTGATAAGTGGAGATCCAATGAGAATGTTTACTTGAAGGGTACACCCATTCATGTACGGGGATCTTTGTTATATAATAAATCAATCAAAGACAACTCTCTAGATCGTAGGTACGAAACTATTAAGAATGGTGAGAAGATTAAGTTCATTTATCTACGCAAGCCAAACCCTATCAAAGAAAATGTGATATCGTTTCCTGCAGTATT